GTTACCACGGTCCATTCCACTTACGCTACTGTCATAGTCACGCTGATATGCGTCTCTACGATCATAACGCCCGTATGCTTCGTTAGCATCCTGTTGTGGATCAATGCCTTGTTCTTTTTGACTTTGTAGATAATCCCAAACGCCAACTAACATCATTTCTGCTTTGGCAATCTTTTCTTGAACCCATTCTGGTAGATTATCTTTGTCTTCAATGGTCTTTAACAATCCCATAACTGCTCTTGCTGAAGTAAGCAAGTTGGTATGTGCCATACCTGCTTCGTCATCATACTCACCATTGAAGCCTTCCGCCATACCTTGCCCTAATACTTGTTTCACTAGTAGTTGAGGTGCAAAATCCATATCTCCTGCTAATTCTCTTGCGGCTGCTAATACTGCCTGTGGAGTAGGTTGTAATCTTTTTTCTTCTACATCACGACGTAGTTTTGTTATAAGAGATTGTGCGTCATAACTTAAATCACTGACGCCTTCTGCTACTGGCTTCTTATGCTTTTCTTTACGAGGAATAGTTTTGCTCTTATCCTTCATCTTACCAGCACCACCCATCTTAGCGTTCTTAGCTACAAAATTACGAGGCTTTGGAGTTTCTTTCTTTTCTTGTGCAAGAATACTATCTTCGCGTCTTTTTCCCGGAGCTGTAGCAACAACACCTGCACCGGTTGCACCACTTGTAACAGTTTCTAGCACATAGTGAGTGTCTTCGTTGTTTTTTATTTTTTTAAATTCGCTGGTCATTTTGTTTTCATCCAATTTGCTACAGGGCTTACTGTATTAGTACTAGATAACTCTTTACTATTCATATCACCGTGATTTAGATCTTTGTAATTTGCACCTGCAAGTTTGTAGGCTTGCTTAAGGATATCGGCTTCTGCTTGTGTATATGGAGCAGTTACTTTGCTTTTACCAAGCCAGCTTAGATAATCAATATCTGGATCATTCTTACCATCACACATCGCGGCAGCAAGACCAACCCTGTTAAAAGTATAATCACTGTTTGCTTTTTCTGCATCACTGAATGTGTGTAATCCTCGTGTGGAGTTCTGTTGTCTTTTTGACAACTTACCTTTTTTTCTTTCAGTGATAAGTTCGAGTATCTTCATAATGTATTATTTACCACGTCCGAACCATAACTTAAACCATTCATCTGTACCTGGTTTAATACCTTGTTCACGTTGTATTTGTCCTTTGTTGCTGCTTACAACAGGTTGTCTTAGTGTAGCATTGTACTCTGCAAGGCGGGCTTGTCCACCTAAACCGCCCATTATACTAGCAGCCTTTAGGGCGTGTATAGGATCATCTGCGGCTAGATATGCATCATCTCCGCTGTCCTGCGGAACATCATTTACGGTTATTCTGTACTGCTTCATTTACAATAATCTTATTGATAAGAGCGTCCATGATGTCTTCAACACCTTCGCTGACTTTAACACAACTGTCTTTACCGTTTTTTGTGCCATTGTATCGATAACCGTCCCAGCAGGCTTTACCATCTGCACCTTTTTTCTTAGTTTCGTCTGTATGCCTTACATGTATTTCTCTTTTTTTAAACATATCAACACCGGGCTTAGTTAGTGGTGTATCTTGAGATTGAAAATACTTACGCATTTCGCCAGGTGTTGGTTTAGGTTTATTTGTTTGTTTTGTATCTTTAGTTTTAAACAATGATAATTCTTCAACTTTTTCATCGTTGGCAAACTGCTTCTTAGTTGCTTTAACAATGCCACTGAAACGCTTGTCTGCTTTTTTAATATCTCCCGCCTTGTCAGCAGCACTGGCCTGTGCTCCGGCAGCCTTCTTGTATTGTCCTAACTTATTGCTAGACAATTCGTTAACAGGTTCAGCTTTAGCTTTCTTAGGTTTAGGAGCATTCATAGCTGTCATACGCTCTTTAGCCTTCATCATTAGGTCACGAACTTCGTCGTCACTAACCTGCGGATTCATAGCATCACGCCATACTTGGAATTGTTCTTGTTCAGATTTAGTAGGATCCATTAATACTGCTCGCATAGGAGTAGCACGTGGACCTTCTTCACCTGCACTTGGATCGCTGGTTTCTTGACGACTGATAACGTCTAACTTATCAAATGTATAAGGAACGTTGCCTGCCTTGTCTGGCTTGCCGTTGTAGTTCTTTAGATATTGAAATGCCTTAACTTGATCAGCACCTAGTACAATGATAGCGCTAGTATAACCTTGACGATTTAAATCTGATAGTACTCTAGTTAAATCTGGAATTTCATCTGTGGCAGTTTGGAAAATATGACCTTGTTGTGGAAATACTTTTTTGTATATGGCTAACTTCTCATCTGGAGTAATTGGATCATCTTTGCCTACTGTACGGCTAACAACAAAGTAAGGATCGGCGCCTAATTGAGTTGCGTGTGTAATAACACTGCTGGCCAGATACATATGACCTTTGTGTCCCATGCCTCTGCCCCAACCAACAACTGCGGCCTTGCCTTCTCCAGTTCTTGCCAGTGCTTCAAAAATATTTCTTAAAAACATATTAGTCTTTCCTTGGTGCCCAGTTTGCTTGGTCAATTGCTTTTACAAATTGTCCAGGTAGGTCACGTTTAAATGGTGTGCCTGGGTGTGCTTGTACATAACCTTCTGGCTTAGTTTGTCTAATACCACCGTGTGTACCTGCACTTAATTTATTAATCAATTGTAGTTTTTCTCTGCTTAACAAATCTACACTGTGTAATACAGCGTTTAATCCGGTTTGATCTGCAAGAATCTTTTGTGCTTGACCTGCACTTACATTAGCAGTGACCCAGTCTTGGAACTTGTCCTTAACACCCGGTGTGCGTAAGTTTTGGTTATAGAATTTGTAAAGGATGTCACCTGGTTTGCTCAATCCTGGTTTGGGTGCAAGGAACGCATCAATAGCGGCAGCATTAGCAGTGATATACTGTTCGGCTGCCTTTAATCCTTTGTCTTCTACACCTGGCGCTTTTTCAACATAGGTTGTACCTTGTACAATAACATCGGGTGTGCTTAATGCTTCTGCATTTGGATAGCGTCCTTCCTCACTACTACCTAGTGCGTCATAGAAGCCTGTGACGGCGACCATAACTTTGGCAGTCTTAATACGCTTGCCTAAATCACTGGCTACTGGAATGTGGAAGGCTGTGATGTTAGGAGTAAAATCGTATTCTTGTGTTTGTGGATTTAACTGTGCAGGCTTACTTGGATAGAATAATAATCCACCTTCTACGTAACCTTTTTCTGGACTTACTTTTTCAAAGTAGGGCCAAAGATCCATCATCTCTTGTGCAAATGCTTGACGCTGTGGCATCTGTTCCGGAGTTGCTTTACCTGTGCCTAGCACAAAGTTTTTAATATCTTCAGGGCTATACATTGCTGTAGGAACGCCCGGGCTAACTTCACTCTTACCACGCTTAAGATATTCCCAAGCGTTTTTCGGAATCATTGAGAAGCGACCTTGTTCATCCTTGCCCCAATACATAACAGGGCTACCGTCCCATTTTAATTCAATGGTACTGCCTTGTGACCCCATGCTCTGTAATCTTTCAACAGCATGTAGTCCACCTGTGCTACCGTTAGTAAACACCAAGTCTTCAATGTGCTGATACTTGCGACCTATTGCGGCTGCGGCTTCTATGATTAATTCGCGTATCTTCATAGGATGTGATCAATTAGGAATCTAAACCATTCTTGACTACCTTCTTTAAGGTCAGCGCCTGGAAAGTATTTGTCTCTAATAGCAACATACTTTTCAGGATATGGTTTAAGTGCGGCTAATACTCTTTGTGGATTGCCCATGTCTGCGGCTGTGGCAGTTGGTCCAATGATAATTTTAGCAATCTTATCCTTGTTATTAGTAACTAATTCTTTGGTTGTACGATCAACAAGTCCTTTGTATGGACTCATCATAACACTATCGTGACCTTCAACTTTGCTCATGTTAGCCAAGTCGGCCCACATACCGTGTAGTGTACCACCCTTCATTTGTGGATCACTGTAGTCGTGTGTATGCAGTGGTTGAGCAGCGGCAGCATTTTCTACAGCCATTAAGTCAACCTGTACTACGTCCTGTGTTGCACCAATTGGGATACCAACGTGGATACTAACACCTGTACGTGCGGCAAATAAACCTTTGCTCTTAAAATAATCTTCTAAGGCTTTGCGACTTAGTTTTAATTCTTTAGCGGGGAATGCTTTCATTAGTTCACTGGCATCAATTAGCGCATCAATATCACTGCTAACTTCTTTGTGTCCTGCTGAACCAATAGGATATAAATTCAATCCTTGTGGAAGAATCTTTTTTAGGTTGGCCATTACTAAAGGAAAATTTGCCTTTTGTAATTCAACTGCGTTTGGAACTACGTTTCCGCCTTCATTTAATTGCATGTTATTACCCTAACTTATACTTGTCTGCTTGAATGTCATCATACAAGTGATCATGAATTCTTTGGCAAAGGCTTTCTCTAACTTCCTTAGGAAATAGTTTACCTAACTTGCCTGTCATTTTTTTATCCATATAATATTCTTTACAGCCTTTTTCAACCATAGGCATGTATAATTCTAACACCATTTCAGGACCACACTCTTTTAAACCTTTGACCTTTTTAGCAATGGGAAAGAAGTAGTCTTTGTGTAATCTATCGTGATCAAGAATGTACCAGAATAAATCATCTTCAAATCTTGGATCATCTTTTTTATTTTTTTGATGATCTAGGTCCATTGGCTTGTTAAAAAATTCTAGTAGTTTCATAAGATATTAGTGATTATATTGGATTGATGTAACAGCGCCTTCTTCAATTTGAATGTGTCCTCGGACCCAAACAAAGTTGCCTGTGAAATTGCGGAGATCGACACTAGATTGTGTTCTAGTGTCGAATTCTGTATATCTTACATCTGTATTTGATACTGTAAACCAGTCTGACGATACTGGTTCCGACGCCAATGTGGCCTGCATAGTAACAGTACCGATGAAGTATTGAGTAGTATTATATGCTACTGTGTGGAATCCATCACTGCCGCCAAAGTATCCGTCTCCTTTGACTTGGTCGCTGATATAGGTTAGGACTCCAGTTCCTGTATTTGGATAGTCTACAAGAACGGTGTTTGTACCACTTGTAGTGTGAAAAATGAGATTTTGGCTTAGTGCTGGCATAATACGTTATTTATGCCACTAATACGTTCTCCCGTAAGATGAACTCTTCGGTCTTTTTAACGTATCCGCTGAGGTATAATCCTACCATACTCAGCATTTTATCGTCTATAACATACATAAACGGGTCTTGTGCATAGTATCTGTCACCGATTAACCAGCGTCTACTAGTTTCGCTGATTAGTATACTGTGACCGTACTTGCCTGCCCACGTTACAAATGCTGATCTTTTATCTGCAGGGAACCTACTCTTAAAAAATACCCTATACTTGTACATCTCTTTAGGGTATGTATCGCATAGAATCTTCTTATGCCCGTTGCTTAACAAGAATTCTAATTCTTCTTGAGTTGTGGGACCACTGATTTTCTTAACCCACTCACTAACTGCATCATCGATTTCTTCAAGAACACTGGGATCTTTGCAGAACAAGTTAAAGTGACTATTTTCAACTCTAATTTGTATGTCTTCTTTTCTATCTAAAAACGGTTCTACGGCATCAATAAATTTTAAGAATTTATCAGTGTCTGCTATTCTACCATCGTAGCTACTAAACCGCATGCCTTTACCTGTTGCACACCATTGTCTACAAAGACCTACTCCACTATGAATGACCCTAGAAGCGCCCGGCTGGACGCACTCTATTTTGTAGGGCCATTTATTAAAGAATAGCTTACTGGACTTCAGCTTTTGAATTATCATCTAGTACCTTTGTTTTCTCAATAGGCATTACATCAACTACATGAAGTTTAAGATTATCATTTTCAACACTAACCTCTACTACGCCACCGTTGGTTAACTTACCAAACAAAATTTCCTTGCTTAAAGGCTTCTTAATGTACTCATCAATAGTACGTTGTAAAGGACGAGCACCCATTTTACTGTTAAAGCCTTTGGCAATCAAGTACTCTACTGCCTCTGCATTTGGCTTGATATGAATATTCTTATCTTTAACCAGTGCATTAAGTTCATCAATGAACTTCTTAACAACTTTGATCATGTTAACTTGATCTAACTTGCCAAACTTGATAGTACCATCTAAACGATTACGAAACTCAGGAGCAAAAAACTTGTTGATAGCATCTTTAGGATCACTGTCACGTTCTAAACTACCAAAGCCTACCCCGTTCTTCTCAGCATCGGCAGCACCTAAGTTAGACGTCATAATGATAATGGCATTGCGACCGTCTGCTTTCTTACCATTACTACCAGTGATAAAGCCGTTATCCATCAACTGTAACATAACAGTTAGTACATCTGGGTGTGCTTTTTCTACCTCATCGAGCAACAGGATACAGTTAGGATGTTCTTGTAGGTTAGTAATCAACTGACCTGCATTATCATCAAAGCCTACATAGCCTGGAGGAGCACCGATGAACTTGGCAACACTGTGCTTCTCTTGGAATTCACTCATATCAAAGCGTACAAGTTTAACACCCATATTAGAAGCAAGTTGTTTAGCAACCTCAGTCTTACCTACACCTGTAGGGCCAACAAATAAGAAACTACCTACAGGTTTGTTAACTGCTTTAAGTCCTGCTTGTGCAATAAACACTTTGTCTAACAGACTTTCGATAGCACTTTCTTGACCGAACACTTTGTTGCGTAGATTCTTTTCAAGACCTGCAAGATTAACACCTTCTTTAGAATTAATCTGTTCTAATGGCAAGTTAGCAATCTTAGCCACCTCAAACAAAATTTCGTCATGATCGACAACACCGTTTTCTTCGTCTTTAACTTTAAAGCGAGCACAAGCACAGTCGATTAAGTCAATGGCCTTGTCGGGCAATTTCTTATCACTCATATATTTTACTGAGTAGGTTACTGAGTCAATAATAGCTTGATTTGTAATCTTAACACCGTGATGTTTTTCGTAATACTTCTTAAGACCTTTAAGGATCTTAATAGCAGTTGCTTCATTGGGCTCGTCAACAGTAACACGTTGGAATCGACGCATTAATGCACGATCCTTTTCAAAGTGTTTACGGAATTCTTCCCACGTTGTGCTTGCAATAACTTTCAATGTACCTTTGCTCAATGCAGGTTTCAACATATTAGCCATGTCGTTGCTACCACCACTGACTGCACCAGCACCGTTCATCATGTGTGCTTCGTCAATGAAGATAATACTCTTACCTTTCTTTTCAATGGCTCCAAGAACTGCTTTAAGGCGCTCTTCGAAATCACCGCGATACTTACTTCCAGCAAGCATGGCGCTGATATCTAAATTATAAACAGTGTGATCTTGAATAAATTTAGGTACAGTACCTTCTACAATTTTACGTGCCAGTCCTTCTGCAATGGCAGTTTTACCTACACCCGGATCACCGATTAGCATAACGTTGGCTTTATTTCTACGGGCTAATACTAACTGCATTTCTTCAATTTCTTTTTCTCTACCAATAACTGGATCAATTTTTTTAGCCCTGGCCTTAGCAGTTAAGTTAACACAGAACTGATTAATCATGCGTTCTGCTTGAGGATTTTTACTCTGTAATTCACGTGGTTCGTCTGAGTCTTCTTTAACAGCTTCTTTTTGTATAAAACTTAAGAACTTATCCTTGTCGATATTGGCTTTTCTAATAAAATACGTAGCGTAACTTTTCTTTTCGGCAAACATACTGATAAAACAATCAATAGGTTCGATTACTTGTCTGCCTGAAAATAGAACATGTGTAAATGCACGATTTAACACCTTATCTACTGTATTAGTTTTTTTAGGTCTATCTATATTTGGATTAACAATTTCTTTTAAATCTTCTTGAATAAATTTTGTTACATCTTTAGTCAATGATTTAACATCTGCTCCAAAACTTACCAGTAGTTTTGCAAATGGTTCGTTGGTAACTAGACTGTGTAAAAAATGTTCCAGCGTTACATATTCGTGATTATATTCACTGGCTAGATTTACAGCAGATTCAAAAATTTGTTCTAGGTCTTTATTCGGTTGTAGCATTCAGTTTTCCTTCTTTAATATTTAAGAAATTAATTGTTTAACGAGATCTTTTTGTTGTTGATTTAGATCAGTTGGTATGGTTATGTTGATTTCTAAAAGAAGTCTTCCTTTCATTCTTGGATCAGCCATATATGGCATTCCGTATCCTTGTACTGCCAATGTCTGTCCATGCTGTGTGCCCGGAGCAACATTAACTTCTAGGGTCTTTCCGTCTAAGGTATCAAACTTAACAGTCTTACCTAGTATAGCATCAAAGCAACTAACAGTCAACGTTCTTAACAAATCATCACCTTGTCTTTGATAGATATGATGCGGCTGGATATTAATAGTTAAATGTATATCCCCTCTTGGAACATTATTATAAGTATCATCACCCATTCCAGCAAGACGTAGTACTGTGTTATCTCTAACTCCTGGGGGAATTTTAACTTCTAATACTTGCTCAAGGCCACTAGGTAATCCTACATTAGCCATTAAGTTTTTGCCAAGGAAGGCTTCTTCAAGTGTAATAGTAGTTTGTAAATTTAAATTTCGATTTCGTTGTGGTTGTCTAAATCCTTGGCCGAAGAAAGGATTGCCTCCTTGACCAAATGCCTGTGCAAAGAAATCATCAAACCCTGGTGGCATTCCTCCACCAAAGTGGAAACCGCCACCTCCAAATTGGGGCTGCGGATTATCATGTTGAGCTCGTTGTTCCGGATCACTTAGTACTGCGTAAGCAGCCTGTATTTCTTGGAACTTAGCAGTATCACCTCCACGGTCTGGATGATGTTGTGCTGCCAGCCTACGATAGGCCTGCTTAATGTCGTCTGGTCCGGCATTTCTAGGAACGCCTAATGTTTGATAATGGTCTGTCATAATAGAAAAAGGTATAGTAAATTATACTATACCTTTTGGTAAATGTCAACTAATTATTTCTTCGCTGGAGGAACTTCCGTACCCTCTAACTTTTTATGTACTTTAATTTTTTTACATTCTTGGACAGGTTTACCATCTTTACCGTTGACAACCTTTCCAGCCTTGTCTAACTTGTCTTTACAGACTTCTTTCATTTCGCCACCAGCAATTGCCGGCATAGACAGTGTTAAACATAACCCTGCAACAAATATAACGTTTTTCATTTTATTTTCCTTTTTAAAGTTCTGGTTGGAAGGCAGGAGCTGGTGCAGGCTTGCCGCCAAATCCTGTTACGACTGTTGGTGTTGATGAGACTGGAGTTGTTCCCCAACTTGGTGCTGGGTTAACTGGCCCAGACGTTGGCGCTCCAACTCCTGAACCGCCACCAAAGCCGCTTGGTGCTGGTGAACCAAAGCCACCGGAGTTGCCGAAGCCTCCTGATTGCGGTTGGCCAAATGTTGAAGACCCGCCCGCAAATCCTGTTGTTGGTGTTTGTATTCCGCCATTGTTGGCTCCTCCTAGTTTTTCTTGTGTGCGACCGAATGCCGCAATACCTAAAACTGCACCCATAGCAATGTGGAATAGACCAGCACCTTGCAGTGTTAGTGGATTCCACTGTGTAATTTGTGTGCCTGTAGTAGTTTGTAGTAAACTCCATAGGACCGGAAATACAACCATGTCCATGGTACAGACTAGCATATACATCCAACCCATCATTGGACGCCATTTACTGTTCATCCAATCTTCTTTTTTCTGTTCGCTTGCGCTCTTTACTGCTTCTGACATGGTTTTCGCTCCTATTTTTTAATTAAAATCAACATCCTGGGTCTAATTACTTCTTCCCACCATTGTATAATTG